TGACCGTGATCGCCAGCAGGCTGGCCAGCAGGATCTCCTGCCGCCGATCTGGCAGGCCCTCGACCGCGTCGTAGGCCATCCACTCCGCCAGCTCCCGGCTGGAGACCCTGGCCAGCAGCTCGCCGACGGTGCAACCGAGGAGGACGGCCAGGCGGAAGTAGAACCGCCGCTCTGGCCGTCGTCTCAGTTTCCCGCCAGCTCCTCGACATCACCGTCAGACAACCCACTCAGCCGCTGGCCGACCTCGAAAACCCGTTGCAACGCCGCCGCGCTCTTTTCACCCAGCAGCGCCACGTCTGATGGATAGAACAGCGGCTGGCCCTTTTCGTCCACCACGCAGGCAGCCACGAACCGGGCCCGGATGTTCTCCAGATCCAGCTTGACCCGCTTGCCCTGCCGTTCGCCGGCAATGCTGGCCTCGAACGCATCACGCTCCCGGCCCGTGAGCGCCTTGACCAGCACCTCGCCGCCCCACTCAGGAACGGCGACGAGCTCCGTCCGCAGGTCATCCGCCTGCATGATCTGATCCCGCGTCAATACCGCCATGTAGACCTCCGTCGTCGTCGAACTAGGCCAGCGTCGGCTTGCCGCTGATCAGCAGCGTGATCGACGCGCGCTGCGCGCCTTTGACCGGAAGATCAGGCTCGAATCCGGTCACCAGCGCCGCAAACGCCCAGGTCGTGCTGGCCGCCGCCGGCACCACGAGCTGGAAGTTGCGCTTGGTGCGACCGATCATGTCCTTCAGCAGGCCCGCGCTATAGCTCTGCGTCGCGTTGCCCGGCAGCCAATTCATCTCAAACGAGACCTCGCCGCCGTTCAGGATCGTCCCGATGTGCTCCGCCCAGCCGTCCGTGCTGTCGTGGCTCGTCACGTCCTCAGTCTCCAACTCCAGGCTGGGACCCTTGATGTCCAGCACCTCGGCGATGGTCGCGAACGTTTCCGCCGTGCCACCGTCGCCTAGTTTCAGGTAGGTCCCGAACGAACTCTTAGCCGCTGTTGCCATTGTCCTCTACCTCCGAAATCTCTACAGTCTGCGCCGGCTCGCTGCCGGCATGGCTCTCCAGATGCGCCAGCATGTTGCTGGCGACCAACGTATCAAACGCGCAGCGCCGGCATCGAAAATGCGGCACCCCGCGCCAGCTACCAACCTCATACAGATCATCCGGCGCCGGTTCCCGCCGGTACACCTCACGTTTCCTGGCCATCTCTCACCGTCCTATGGATCCACCACCACCACATCCAGCCGCCGCACGAACACGCCGGCGGCCCGGCTGTTATCCCAGCCATCAAACTCGTTTTCGGCGAACGATGCGCAGCCATCGCCCCAGGCCACGCCGTCCAACGCCGTCTTGCAGGCCGCCAGCACGGCCACCACCTGGGCATAGGTCGAGCCGATAGCCGTCAGCTGGATGCGCGGCCGGCTCATGCTGGGCCCGTCCATCGTGTGCTCCATCGCCCGGCCAATCGTCTGGTAGCTAAGCGCCGGCAGCGTCGTGTCCTGGCTGGAAAGCACCGGCTCGATCCGGTCTCCCACCAGCGCCGTCAGCGTCGACTCGGCCAGCAGTTTCGTTACCAGCGTCTCCTCGATCTGCGTCATGATCCAGCCTCGATAGTGCTGCGCAGCTTGGCGCCGATCTCATCCGTTGCCGCGCTCTCGTTGGCATCCAGCGCCGGCCGCAGGAACGGGCTGGCGCCGATGCCCGGATGGCTCACGCCCGGCGTCACTACCAGGCCCTGCTCACCCTGAAACGCCAACAGGGCCCTGCCCCGGATCTCGTGCGGCGCCGCGCCGGTCTCGAAGAAGCGATAGAACCATTTTTCAGCCTTCGGCCCGATGTCCACCTCGACCACGCTGGCCGTGGCCTTGACCACCTGCATGGCCATGTGCGGACCTGGCGCCAGGCCGTTGGCCGCATCGCGCACGATCTCAGCCCCGGCCGAGACTGCCGCGCGCAGCTCCGCCTTGACGTTGGCATCCATGCGCCGCAGGGCAGCAATCAGCTCGTCGCCGCCGTCCAGCTTGACATCGAAGGCCGCACTCACGCCGTCACCTCCTGGCGCTGGTTCCAAAGCCGCGCCGCCTCTGCCAGCTTTTCGTCGTCTGGCAGCGATGACGGGCGCGCAATTGGTCCCACCGCGTCGCAGTTGTCGCACTCAACAACGGCACAATTCCAATTGTCGATATGCAGCCAGAGACTTGTGCAGCCGCAGAACGGGCAAGGCTTCAGGTTCACGCTGCCACCTCCTGGCACATGAGCTGGAGATCTGTGCGCCGCTCGCTGTAATTGATCACCGCCTCGATCTTGAGCACCCGGCCCTCGAACAGCACCCGCATGTCCGGCGTGATGCCCGACTGCCAGCGCATCCTGACACGATGCGTGACCTCAGACTGGACGTGCTCAGCCGCAAAGAACTCCCGACCCGACAGGGGCTCGACCGAGGCCCAGACTGTGGCCACTGCCGTCCAGGTCGTGATCGCCTCGCCATAGTTGTTGCGCGCCGTCACCGGCTCCTGGATCGTGATCCTGTGTCGCAGCTTGCCAGCTTGCATCAGCCTACCTCACGCCGCCAATGCCGCATCAGCGACTGGACCGACAGCGGCAGCTCTTTAGGCACCGCGCCAGTCATCAGCACCGGCTCCCGATTCTCATACCAGTGAGCGACCAGCAACAGCACCGCCTGGCGCAGCCGCTGCGGCAGGTCGACCGGCGTGTCGCCATAGCCAGCCACGAACTCCACCGCCAGGCCGTTCAGCGCCGCCAAGGTCGTCGACGGCCATGTTGCCGAGGACTTCAATCGCACCCGGCCCGGCTCGCTGTACGTGTCCACCACGTAGTTGCTGGAGGCAAACGTCGCCTGGACGTTGTTCTCATCCGTGTACTTGATCGACGTAACGCTCTGCAACGGCCAGGGCCGCAGCTCCAGCGTGTCAGAGGCCGGCCACGCATCCGCCACATAGCGCCAGGTCTGCGTCAGCATCGCCAACTGCGGCCGGCTGGTCGACTCCAAATGCTCCCTGGCCGCCGTGATAAGCCCGGCGATCAGCGTGTCATCGTCGGTAATCTCGACCCGCATATGCAGCTTGGCCTCAGCCAGCGATACCGGCTCGACCACCGGCTCCGTCACACAAATCAGTGCCATAACATCATCACCGTTTTAGCCCTTGCTCACTGCGCGATACAGAACGCTGCGAACCATGCGCAGGTCGTCGTCGATGCGCAGATCGCGCAACTGCGCGCCGAACACTGCCAGTGCAATGTCGATGTTGATCACCAGCGCGCGAACGCTCTCCAGCGCCAGCCGCGCAGCACGTTGTCAACCACGCCTGCTGTTTCCAGTTTGTCATCCATGATGCACCTGCCCCGGGCCAACGGCCCGCTCAGCCTCCGTCTTGACCGGCCTGGCCAGCCCGCGCTGGATCAGATCGACCGCGACCTCGTCCGGGATGTCGTCCACGACCTGGCCGGCCTGGAGCATCCGGCCCTTGGATGGGCTCCACTTCGTCAGCATGATCAGCTTCATCGTGCGCCTTTCCGCTCGTTTTTACGGCATAGGTTGCGAACCCAGCCCGCACCGCATCATCTGCCACATATTCCGGTAGCTCGATTGTTTGGCCAGGCACCAACCGATACCCGCCGCGCATCAGCACCGGCTGTAACGCCTGCACTGCGATCATTTCACGTACTCCTCATCGCTGCCCAGGCTGTCTATTTCGACGTGGATGTCGAAATATAGAAAACCAACCGCCGCCGCATAGTTGCCGTCGACCGTGTTGTCCCGGTACAGCCGCACATGCCAAACGTTTGACAGCTCCCAGGAGCCCAGGTCCAGGCCCGTATCATTGTCTGCGATCAGATGATACCACTGCTGATTGACGGCCCACGTCTTGGTCATCTGGTGGGTGGACGGCGAGCTGGGAAACTGCGCGTTGACGTTGGCGGCATACAGCTCCAAGATGAACTTGACCGTGCCTGTGCCGGTCGTGGTCGGCGTAAAATGCACATGCGGATAGAGCCGGGATCCAGCCTTGCCACGGTGCGGCAGTTGGATCTCAAACTGGACCTCATCCGCCTGTGTGTGGACAAACGTGGTAAACAGATGGTTCGCATCGCCACGAAAGCCCGCGCCAACCGTCGGCGCCACGTTGCCCGCCCTGGCGCTGGTTGCATCCCGCAGCAGATCGTCGTAGGTGGTAGCATCGCCTTGCAGCGTCAGCGTGCCATCCGCTGCGATCTGCACGTAGTTGTCGCCGAACCCTAGCCGCGTCGGCACTGGCTGCACCAGAGCTGCGATAGTCATCAGAGTTTCTCCAGCGTGATCGATACCGTTGCATCTGCCGCGCCCTGCCGGATCAGGTTGACCCGCTGCACGTTTTGATTGCCGCTGATCACCACCGTCGCGCCAGCGCCCACGTACATGCCTAGTGTAGCCGTCGGCGTTGTGCCGTCCCACGTTACCACAACCGGCTGCGTGTGCGCCGTGATCACGCACTGATCCGCCGCCGCCAGGTCTCCCGTCACCCAGCTCCATCCCGCCGCGCTGATCGCCACCGCCGCGCTGGAGATCGTCGCCGCCTTAGTCCGAAAAGCAACGGCCGTGCTCAACATGCCCATATCACTAGCCTCCACGCTTCCACGCCGCAGCAGCAATGTCCCACTGCGAAGCGTACTCGATCACATAGTTTTCCAGGCCGCCGGCATCGTCCAGCAGCAGCCGCATCCCGTCAGCCATGAAGCGCCAATAGTCCATCGGATACCGATGCTCTGGGAACTGCCAGTGCGTCACAATCGCCAGCAGCCCGCCCGGCCGGAGCACCCGCACCAGCTCTGGCACCCAGCACCAGGGCCGCGCCACATGCTCCATCGTCGATCCGCTGATCACCACATCGAAAGCCGCATCCGGAATTGGGTAATGGTCCGGATCGTCGGCCACGATGTCCACGTTTGGGCCTGGCGTCAGGTCGAGCCCGGTATAGCGATAGTGCAGGCTCTCGACCAGCGGCCGGTAGGTCCCGTTCACGTCGTAGCTGCCCACGTCCAGGACCTGGGCCATGGGCGGCAGGAGCGTCACCGACTGCTCCAGGATCGTTCGCATTGCATTCAGCGCCTCAGTGTGCATACAACAACAACTCCTCCGGCGCGCCTATGCTCTGCTGCGGATACCAGGCCGCCGTCACGTCGTGCCAGTACCAGCGCAGGCCTGGCTGCTGCCATAGATGATCAATCCACCAAAAATCGGCGTCATACCGCTCCACAATGGCCTGTCGATGCACATGCCAAACGCTGGCGCGGACGATGAAGCAACTCCACCCGACATTGCCGCGCACCGGCCGCTGTTGCCAATTTGCATCGGATGGCAGCAGGCCGAACCGCTCGTGAAACGCCCGCACCATGATCACGTCCGGCCAGTTTTCCGCCGCTGCGATCGTCCGCAGCTCGCCGAGGAGGCTGGGCCGGCAACACAGATCATCGTCGTCCAGCACCCAGACATACTCGCCAGCCACATCTACCGTGGCCAGGTTGCGATTGGCCCAGGCACAGCCGCGCGCCTGATCGTCGACCACCAGCACACGGCGCCAGTCTGTGTCCTCCAGCGCCGCCAGGCTGGCCAGGTTGCGCTCCAGCAGCACCGGCCGTCGGCCAAACGTCCGCACGATCACGTCGAGGAAGGCCATAGCACCCTCCTGTCTGGTCCTGGCGTCACATGCCCGCAATGCAGCTGGCAGTCGGCCATCATGCGCCAGCCTTGTGCATAGACCGTCTGCGTCCAGTGCCAGTCGAAGAAACCTCCGCCAGGCGCCTGATCAAACGGCGCCTGCTCCAGCACGGGCCGCCGGATCAGCACGCAGCCCAGGCCGGAGCCGGAGCAGTCGATCACACCCTGGGCCAGCGCCGCGCTCCAGAGGCTGGGCTGTTTCGACAAGCTCTCGCCCATGTTGCGCGCTTGTTTCGGCCAGGCATGATACCGCTGGAGCACGTTCACGATGTCGCCTGATCCTTGGCGGAACACATAGGCGCCATAGGCCACATCGCACGGCAGCGCCGCCAGCCGCTCCAGCGTATCCTCCGGCGGAATGATGTCGCTCTCGATCACCAGCATGGCGTCGAAGCGTCCGGCCATGAACGTCTCATAGCCGCGCTGGTACTGGTGCAGATGGTTCGCCCAGCCGTCGGCGCGCTCATCGCCCGTCTGCGCCGGATTGTCCCGCTGCCACACCACGGTCAGCGGATCATCCCAGCGCAGCGCACACAGCGCCTGCACCGTCTCAGGCTCCAGCCGATACACCGGGCAAAACACCATCACATCCATCCGTCGAATACCTCCGATCCGTCCGGCCCTGGCCAGGCTCACACCCAGCCAGGGCCATCACCAACCCATCACACTCACGCGCTCGGATGCGTCGCGTAGTGGATCGCCTCAGCCTGCAGCACGCCGTAGTCCACCCGGAAGTGGTACAGCAGCCGCACCTGGCCCGTGTAGGCCAGGCTGTAGGGATCGCGAACCATGGTCATGCCCGGATCCTCGTACATGCCCATATAGGCGAAGTTGCCGAACAGCAGCGACTTGTAGGTCCCGCCGATGGCCGCCATCTTCTCCGTGTTGTAGACCGGGAAGCCCCAGATCTCCGGCTGGCCGCTGCGATCATCGCCCGCCGGATTCGGATTGAACAGGAAAATGGAGCTGCTCGCCAGGCCACGGATGTAGCCCTCCGTCGCTCGCTTCATGATCCACACCGACCCCTCGGCATACTCGCCGGCCTGCTTGTAGACCAGCTCCGGGATCTCCGCCGCCGTGATCGCCGAGGCCCCGTCCAGCGTCAGGCTTGCCGTGCCATTGGCCAGCGCCTCCGTGATCAGCAGGCTGTTGTGCGTCTTGGCCAGGCCGCGACCCACGAAGTCGGTCAGGAACTCCAGCAGGTTGCTGTCCTCGTCCTGCAGAAGCTGGTAGCTGATCTTCACCTGCTTGGTGTACATCAGCTTGGTCAGCGTCACCCGGTCGGTCGCCGGCGCGTCCAGGTCGAACTCGTTGGCCTCGGTCGTGACGACGAACTCGCCGTCCGCCTCGTTGTCCACCGGCACATAGATGCTTGTGCCCTTGCCCACGAAGCTGCGCACGCCGATCCGCGGCGTCAGCGCCATCTCGTCACGCCGCGCGATGACCCCCTGGTAATGCCCAATGGGCACCAGGTACTGGCCATCAGCCGCCGTGCCGATGTTCATGTCGGTCGCGTTGGACGCACGCTGCTCCTGCTGGAGGCCGCCGCCGTCGCCAGTGCGCAACCAATGGGCGAACGCCCGCTCCTCGTTGTCGCCCAGCCCGATCTTGTTGTGCTTGGGCGCCAGCTTAGCGGTCAGCATCTCCTGCAACCGCTCCTCGCGCTGGATGTCCTTCTCCATCTGATCCGCCTGCGCGATCAGGTTGTCGGCCTGGGCGCGCGTCTCCGTGGTCAGCTCTCCGTCTGCCAGTTTCCGCGCCTGGTCCAGCAGGTCAGCCCGCTGCCGGCGCATCTCGATCACCTTGTTCATGGTTACACCTCTCGTTGTCTCGTGTCCAGTCGCAACCGGAGAGCATCCCGCGCCCGCGTCAGCTCCTCCGCCGCCATATCATCACCGGCCTGGCCGTCCGCCTGCGCCCGCAGGTCGGCCGCCCGTTGCCGGGCACTCACACTTGTTTGGGGGTAGGCCGCGAACGTCACCGGGCTCACTTCATACAGCTCCCGCGCCCGGATCAGCGTCCGCCGCGCTGGGCCAGCCTCCGCCGGCTCCCAGCGATCCTCGGCCACCGTGAAGGCAAACGACATCTGGGAGACATCGCCGCGCTTGAGACTCACCAGCGCGTCATTGGCCCAGGTCGTCTCTGGCGGCGTGATCTCCACCGCCAGCCCGCGCTCATCCTCCCGCAGCCGCAGCGTCCCGTTGGTCGTGCGGCCCAGCACGAACGAGCTGTCATGCTGCCACAGCGCGCGCACATCGCCGTCCACCACCGGCTGGAAAAACCCCGGCTGGATCCGCTCTACGAACCCGCCCAGGTCCACGCTCCACTCGTTGAACACAGCCGCATAGCCCGCGATCATCGGACGGCCATCGCCATCCTCCCGCAGCTCCAGCGCCTGCGTCATCACCCGAACCTCACGCTCACCGTTCATCGTTCACCTCACCGAAACAAAAAACGCCCAGGCTCCTGGGACATCAGTCCCAAAAACCTGGGCGTACAAAGACGCACTGTTCAGTTAGCTCACGTTAGCTCAGACTTAGCTCACGTTAGCTCAGACGTTAGGTCAAACTTTCTTCCTGCGTTGCTGCCAACGTCTCCTTGATAATATCGAGCCCGCGGCGGCCAATATTTCTTACGTCCAATATCTGAACGTCTTTAGCGCCGCTTAATACGCTTTCAACCCATTCTCTCCAGGTCGGCCAACCGTGCTCCATTCTGAATACACCAAAGTCCTTTTCTCGATTGTAAACCAGTATTTGCCGCAGAGCATGAAACATACGCGCAGTGACCGCATTGTTTGCCTTGTTTGCTAACAGAAACAAACGCTCATTGAAGGACTCGTCGAACTCTCTGTAACCTGGCCATCCCCAGCGTTGCCATTCTTCAAACGTCATCTTTACAAATACATCACCATCTTCAGTTGATCCTATCAGTTTCATCTGGGCTTACCTCCTGAAGCAACTTCTGAATAGTAGCCAGGCTGATCACATTCATATGCACCTGGCCATGATGCCTAGATTCTACCACAAGCACGCCATTCTGTATACGGCCAAACGGCAACCCGCACTGCTCGCACCGCAGCGCCTGGCCGCTCACCTGCAACTTGCGACTTGCTACCTGCACGCTCATCCTGCTACCACCATGCAGTCGCACCCGCGATGCAGCGGCGCGTGGCCCACATTGCCGCTAGGCACCCACACCTGGCCGCTGGCCACGCTCAGCGGATTGTCCGGATCCAGGAACCATTGCGCCGTCGCCACCGTCCGGCCGTCCAGCGCCTGGCAATACTCGCACGACTCGCCGAACGCCATCCATCGCTTGACCTGGATGCCCAGCAGCAGGTACAGCGCCACCGCCGCCGCGTTGGATCCCGTGTTGGACTCATCCTCCGCGTAGTCGTCGGCCTCGCTGTCCGCACGCTCATCCAGCCACGTCTCCATCTCCGCCAGCACGTCCGGCTCCTCGCGCGTCTCCTGGCCATCCTGGCTGCGCTGGCCACCGGCCAACACACCCTCGACGCCCCGGATCAGGTTGGCCATCCACCTGTTGCGCCGGCCCGCCACGTAGTCCGTGCCAAACTGCTCCAGCATCTCCGGCGTCACCGGCTGATCTACCTCACGCTCGACCTGTTCGCCGACCAGCGCCAGGTAGGCCCGCACCGGCGCGTCCATGTACTCGCCGACGAACGCCGTATGTTTGGCGTCAAAATCGGCCAGCCACATGCGGAACCTGGCCACATCATCCGGCAAATACCGCCTGGCCGCCTGCCGCAGATCGTTGACCTCGCGGTTGACGATCCGCTGGGCCATGTGGCGCAACGTCGGCCGGTAGGTCCTGGCCAGCCGCCGGCGACCGTCCACCGTCCGCCGATCATGCGCCGCGCGCTCCTCAGCCGCGCGCGCCTCGGTTCCGGCCAATCCGTCCGATCTACATCTACCCAATCCGTCCAATGTTCGCGCGCGAACGTCCTGATCTTCGTCCGGCGTATCCGGCGCGTCCGGCGCGTCCAACTCCTCACCCGCCGGCGCCATGTTCATTGGCACCAGGTACTCCTCGCCACCGTCCACCGGATTCATGTTCTCCCGCTGCCGGATGTCATTCACCGACAGCCAACCCCACTGGCGGCCAATCGCATACGCCGCATAGCGCGTCTGCGTGTCGCCGCGCAGAAGGGCATCGACGAGGAACTCCGCATAGAACCGCTGCCGCTCAGCGCCGATCAGCAGACTACGCAAAATGCGCTGCTCCCAGCGCCGCAGCCACGGCGCCAGGCTGTTGGTCAGGAACTCCACGCTCTGATGCTCGATGTTGGAGAAGGTGGCCCGCTCCAGGTCGCCGATCATGTGTGGCGGCACCCGGAAGATGGCGGCGATCTCCGACCGCTGGAACTTCCGCGTTTCCAGAAACTGCGCATCCTCCGGCGGGATCCCGATCTTGACGTACTCCATCCCCTCCTCCAGAATCGCCAGCCGCTGCGCGTTGGAAAGACCCTGATGCCGTTCTGCCCAGGAAGCCACCAGCCGGTCATACGCTTTGTCGCTCAGCTCGCCCGGATGCCGGAGCACCCCGCCCGGCACCGCGCCGTTGCCGAACACGGTCGCGCCATACCGCTCCGCCGCCATGCCCAGGCCAACCGTCTCCTTGGCCAGGCTGATCAGGCTTTTGCCAGCGACGCCGTCATAACCAAAGCCTGGTATGTGGAGCACCTGGTAGTCGGCGAACGTTTTCGCCGGCGCCGAGTCCAGCTCCAATTTATACGCCTTGCCCTCGCGGCTCCAATGCGGCGTCACCCGCCACGGTGCCAGCGGCCATAGCGCCTGCACCTCGCCGCGCGGCCCCCACTCGATCTCAGCGTAGAAATTGCCCCACAGCGCCAGATGCGCCATACCGACCTCGAAGAACTCCAGGGCCGTCTGTACGCCGTTCGGCGCGTCGTGGAGGAGACCATACAGCGGATGCTCCCGCGCCCGCCGCTTGGCCTCGCGGCCATTCTCCTCCCGCCGCTCGTACAGCAGGCAGGGCAGGCTGGCCACACCCTCCGCCAGCACGCGCACGCAGGCCAGGACGGTCGAATACCGCAGGCTGCCCTCCGGCGATACCGCCACGCCCGACGACACCACGCCGCCGAACGCGTCTAACATCCACGCCGTGGCGCCCTCGCCCAGCACCTGCCGTTTCTCAATTGGCCGCAGTAGTCGTGTTACAACGCCCATGTCATCCTCTGATCATCATCCGCGCCACGTTGCCCAATGCGCCAGCCCATACCAGACCGTGGTCATGCCACATGTCAGCCACCGCTTCCATCACGCCGGGCCATTGCGCATTGTAGTCATGGAAAAGCAACAGGCCGCCCGGCGCCATCTGCGGAAAAAGCGCCTCGGCATCATGCCGCGCGTGTTCTGCATCGTGCAGGCCATCGACGAACGCCAGCGCAATCAGCGCCGGCAGCGGCGCATCGTCGACCGTGCCAACATGTACCTGCACCAGGTCAGCCACGCCGAACCTGTCCAGATTGGAGCGCAGCGCCGCCAGCGTTGGCTCGACCGCCATCATGCTCCGGCCATCCACGCCATTCAGGACGCCCTCGTGCGGATCGATGGCCAGCAGCAGCCGGCCAGAGTCCCGCAACGCCTGGGCCAGGATCACGGTAGAGCGGCCGTGGAACGATCCGACCTCGACCACATTACCCGGCACCTGGCGCGCGTCCACATCCGCCACTGCCAACCGCAGCGCCTCAGCATCATCCTGCGTCAGATAGCCCGTGATCTCCATCGGATCCATGTCTACCTCGGACCGCTGGCCGCGCGCCAGCCAAACCACACACCCAGCGCCAGCAGCAGGAACCCGCACACCACCAGCGCCAGCCGCCAGTCATACGCACCCAGGCCGGCGCCGATCATCACCAGCCCGATCATAATCAGCGCATCTACCAGATCGATACCCATCACAGATGCAGCTCCACAAACTCGCCGACCATAGCCGGCGCCCGTTGCAGCGCCCGCTCGAAAGCCTCATTTGCATCCATGCCCAGCCCGACCGCCAGCCAGAACGCCCCGGCGAAGATGCTCGCCGCCTTGTTGTCAACGTCCTCACGCATGGAGACGACCGCCGGCACCACGCCCAGCAGATCAGCCACCTGATCTCCGGAGCAGCCGGCCAGCACCGCAATCTCTACGCCGGCCAAGTGCTCGGACAGCCACAGCCCGGTAGCTATGCCATCCTCAAACACCAGCCCGCCCGGCCCGCTGTGCGTTGCCAAATGCAGCAACTTGACCGGCGTGCCCGCGGCCCGATGCCGGTCAAGTGTGCGCACCAAGCTCGCCATGCTCACCGGCAACAGCCGGCTAATCCTGATGTCCGTCTGCGTCTGGACCCGCCGTAACTGCGCCAGATCTTCCGAGAGCATGTCGCCAGCGCCTACACCCACCAACAAAACACGCTTGGGCTTCAGCGGTTCATCCATTGGCGTAGAGCTTCGCTCCAACTGTCGAATACGATCGTTCAGCCGGTCGATCTCGTTCTGTTTTTCCACCAGCATCCGCTGCAATCCGGCGATGTCCCGTTCCAACGTCGATACCCGCTGAAGCAATTCATTTTCCCGGCTCATCGTTGGCGCCGGTCGGCGCCTATCACGTCGCACCGCCAGCACCATCGCCACGATACCGATGACAAACGCCACGATTGTCATGGGGTCAAAATTCAGCATGGATCATCCCGCCCGGCAATAATCTCTCCCATAAGGGAGTACATGATCACAAAGTCAATCAGTCGCGACGTCGTGCTAGTAGTAGCTGCCGCCAACACACTCCAGGCCACCAGCGCCGCCAGCGCCGCCAGCCGGCCGCGCAGTATAAGCCGCCAGCGGCCCGCCGTGGCCAGCAACGCCAGCCCAACCAAGAGGAACAGCCAGCCAAACGTTTCCTGGGGCAAGATCCCCAGGGGATAGACCGCCATCGAAAGAGACGGCTCAAACAGTGGCAGCCGTGGCAGCGCAACCGCCAGAGTCAGCCATGCAATCAGCCGCCGCACGTCGCAGCCGCGCGGTGGTCGTAGCCATGCGACAAGCTTACGCCTCACGTTGCGCCTCCAGGATCATCCCGATCACGTTGGCCAGCAGCACCAGCGCGGCGAAGGCCAGGCCCAGGGTGAAGGCCAGCCAGTACACCTCGCTGCCGTTCCAGGCCCGGGCAATGGAGCTGGTCACGATCCCCGCCATCAGCGCCACCACGCCGGCCAGGATCGCCTGCCAGCGCGTCAGCGGTCCGTCCAGCGTCCGAGCTACGAACACCACGCCATAGAACGCGACGCACCCGACCAACACCGGCCAGATAATCAGCATCCTGATGTCTTGCCACATATCGCCGGTCATCACGTTAATGCCCTCGTCTCCGTCAGCACCACGTCCGCCGTCCCGCGCTGGCCGACCGAGTCACCGTCCGCGTCGATGAACTTGACATCCCAGCCCAGGCCGGTCGCCCTTTCCAGCAGCGCGGTCAGCTCATCCGTCAAATAGATGTCGATCCGGCCGGAGGCCTGCGTCACCGTCAGCGTGCCATCCGCCGCCGTGATCGGCGTCTCCGGCGCTGTGCCATTGATCCGCTGGAGGCCATCATCGCCGTCGCCCGGATTGCTCACCCGCAGTTGAATCCGCGCGGCCGTGTCCGCCTGGTGTTCGTTGTTTTTCAGCGTCCAGATCGCCACCTCCCAATCCGCCGGGATGGTCAGCCCGGTCACGGCCTCGCTGAACGTCAGGCCGTTGGTAATCGTCAGATGGCCGGCGGAAGACGCAGCGACCTGCGTGACCGCCGTCACGTCGAGAGCATCCGTAATCAGCTTGATCGCATCCACGTTGGCATCCACCACCGCCAGCGCCGCAACCGTCGCCCGGCTGGACACCAACGCATCCGGAACGACCAGGCCAATCGCCGCAATCTCCTGTTGGTCCACCGACGTATCAGCCGTGATGAAGGTCGCCACGTACTGATACAGGGAAAGGTCAGCCGATGCCAGCCGGTAATGATACAGTCCGCGCCGACCTTCGGTTGCACTGCCACCCGTAACAAGCGCAGTGCGCGAGCCATCGGCCAGCGTGTACCTGTCAACGTCTATCGTGACGGTCAGCCCGGTCTTTCCGACTTTCGACGCAATAAACTGCCCGACGAATATCAGGTCAGCCATGGATCACCGCCTACCTGGCCAGCGATGCCACCAGTGCATCAAAATCGGCTTGTGCCTGCAACGCAGCCGCCTGCGCCTGCTGAATTGCGTGCTGCGCCTGGCTGTTGGCCGCGTCAGCCTGCGCTTGTGCCTGTCGTTGCATCGACTGCGCCGCTTCCAGGCGCATGCGTGCATCCAGCATCGCCAGCGCCGCGCCGAACTGCTGCGCGCCGTCGGGGAACGCGGTGTTGACCACCGCTGCGATCTGGTCGATTGTCATAGCCATTGTGTGTGTCTCCTGTGATTTACAAAGCTGCCATGGCAGCGGACACCGAACTAATTTGAGCGAGCGTAAAAAGCGCTTTGTATCTGGCAAACGCCAGAATGTTGCCAATGAAAAATGCCCCTGTTCCGGTCGCTGTCCGTTCACACCCGATCAGTAGTGTTACGGATATATTTGACCATGTGGCAGACACCGATCCATCACTTGACCCGTTCAGATACGCATTAGACCCCGACAAAGCTACGACGCCACTGGTCAATGCAACGTTTTTTAGTAATGTGCTAGACCCCCATCCATACCTGCGATAGATGTCGCCTTCGCGCACGCGTACGTAGAATCGCTGATTACTTGCTCCTTGATTTACGCCAAACACTGCTCGTGATGCAGAACCGCTCGCATTGCTAAATCGGCAAAAGACTGTTGTGGTCGATGTGGGTGCCAGGCCGCTGTCCAGAATTGACGTTCCATTGCATCCCCATCCAGAGACGGTACTCCAAGTCGGCGCAACGATTGGCACGGCGTCAGACGTGCCAGGGTTGGCCAGGTTGACATAGCTGCCAGCCAACGACTCCGCACCGATTGGCTGATATACCATATCAACACTACTTGCCGCGATGCCGTCTGGCAGCCACCAGGACGCCGCCGCACGCGCCCCACCGCGCCCCAGCCCGAGCCCCATCGTGCCCCGCGCACCCAGGCCAAGCTGGATGCTGCGCAGCCTGGCCAGCCAGTCACTATGTGATTGCGGTAGTGCAATCGCTGCTGTCATGATGTCGCTTCCGTTAACGTGGAGCCTACAGCACCCGCAGGCCCCGGCCCTCGTACACCGACCGCGCCGCAGCGCCGTGGCGCGTGGCCCGATCCAGGGCCATGATCAGCGCCACCATGCCGTCGATCCTGGCCGTCGATTTAGCCTTGTTCGGCTTGATGTTGCCAGCCGGATCAGTCGTCGTCACCATGTTGTCAGCCATCCAGCGCAGCACGGCATTGCCGCCATGCGCCAGCCGGCCATCCACCACCAGCCGCAGCAGCTCCTTGGTCGGCGCGCTCATGGTCGCAAAGCCCTGGCCCATGGCCACCATCGTGAAGCCCGCGCCTTCCAGCTGCTGGCTCATCTGCACGGCGCCCCAGCGGTCGAACGCCACATCGCCGATGTCATACCGCTCGCCGAGCTGCTCAATCGCCGCGCGGATCGTCTCGTAGTCGATCACGTTGCCCGGCGTGGCCGTGATCAGCCCCTGCCGCACCCAGCCGTCATAGGAGACCCGGTCCCGCCGGCCGCGCTCGATCAGGTTCTCCGCCGGCACCCAGAAATAGGGCAGCACCTGGTACGGCTCCTCCGGCTCGCTGGGCGGAAACACCAGGCTCAGCGCCGCAATGTCCGTAGTGCTGGCCAGGTCCAGGCCAGCATAGCAGCGCCGGCCGGCCAGCTCGTCCGCGTTGACCGCCATGGCACAGCGATCCCAGGCCGCCAGGTCCAGCCACCTGGTCTCCTGCTGCGTCCACTGGTTCAGATGCAGCCGCCGAAACGTGTTCTGATACGCCGGGCTGTTCTGCGCCCGCCGGCACTCCTGCTCCAGGTATTCCAGCTTGACTGACACGCCCATGCCCGGATTGGCCTTCGCCCAGATCGCCGGATCGGTCCAGTCGTCCGCCTCATCCGCTGCTG